AGATGACCTACATTGGAAAGCAAATAAGAATTATACCCTTACTCATAGTGCTGAAAGGGTTAAAATATATAGTAAAGAAAAGTTCAAATTTAAGATACACGAAGTCAAATTATTATAAATAGGTATATGGAAGATATTAAAAAGACATTTCCTGCAACTTTAGCAGAAGTACCTGTAAGGCTATTAAAATTAGTCTCAGGGGAGTCTATTATTGCCTATGTACATGACAATGATACAGACCAGCTTTCATTAGAAGAACCGATGCGCCTCTCAGTAGAAGATGATCAGCAGTTAGTATTTACTCCATTTCTACCTTTTAGTGAATCTCAAGTACATCACATTGATATCGATAATGTTATGTTTGAATCAGAAGTAAGTACAGATATTAAAGCTTATTATATGAAGATATTATTAGATCAGATAGAAGGAATAGAAACACCATCTAGACCACCTGCCATAGCTACTATTGCAGGTACTAATACAGTCCATTAAATCTATATCCAGTCGCCCCGACAGTACTATCTTATTATATCATAGTTTATGGCAAAAGTAAACAGCTAGCGGAAAATAAATATGAAAATAACTGAAAATGCAGCAAATCAAGTAGCCGGAATGAAATCCCCAGAAGAAAACCTAAGAGTTTATATCTCTGGTGGTGGCTGTTCAGGTTTTAATTATGGTTTTAAATTAGATGAAACTACACTTGATGGTGATTTCAGTATTGAGAAAAATGGTGTAAAAGTATTGATAGACCCTATGAGTTATCAATATTTAGAAGGTATATCAATTGATTATATTAAAGATTTACAAGGGGCAAGATTTATTATAGAAAATCCTAATGCTAAAACAACCTGTGGATGTGGCTCTAGTTTTTCAGTGTGAAACAATATTCGCATCTATATCAGCTTAAGAAGATTAATGCGTGGCTAGATATTACTACTTATTGTAATGCTGCATGCCCGCAATGTCATAGAACAAATCCTAATGGTTTAGGTAAAGTTGATTGGTTACCACTTATTCAATGGTCTCTTGAAGACTTTAAAAAAGCATTCCCAATAAAAACTTTAAATCATATTAAGAATTTTAATTTTTGTGGAACTTGGGGAGACCCAATAATGAATAAAGATATATTTGAAATTATTCAATATGTAATTCGTAATTCTAATTGTTATATATTTATTAATACCAATGGAAGTTTTAGAGATGAATTTTGGTGGGTGCATTTAGGGTATATAATAAAAGATAGAGGAAGAGTAGTATTTGATATAGATGGAACAACTCAAGAAATGCATTCTCATTATAGGCAAAAGACTAATTTAGATAAGATACTAAAAAATATGAAAGCTTATTCTCAATATGGGTTTATAAATATATTTACTGTAATTTATAAACATAATGAAAATTATTTAAAAGATATTAAGAAAATGGTAAATGATATAGCTCCAATTGATGAGCATTTTTTTGTTCCTTCAGATAGAGCTCACCATAAAGAAAGATTTAAATTTATAAAAAATGGTAAAGAAGAATTTTTAGACCATAGTCCTATGTATGGAAAAAGTGAACAAAGAACAATATGGGCATTAAATTGGGATGATTAAATTATGAAAACGCATTGTAAATGGATAGAAGATGATGAGCAAATGTTAGTACAACCTGATGGACAAGTTTTGCCATGTTGTTACCTTTCAAATTATTTTTCTAAAGATAAAACACCTCCAGTACCAGAAAATGAAATTAAGAATGGTAAAATTAATAGTACTTGGGTAAATAAAAATTATCGTGAAATAGAAGACCAATTATATAATATAAAGTTAGTTAATTGGGAATTTAATCAGGAACATATTCTTAAAGAATATGATAAAAGAAAAAATAAACTTAATATATTTACTAATGATTTGGAAGATATATTAAGTAATGAATGGTTTGTTGAAATTCTACCAAAATCATGGGAAGACCCAAATAAAATTGCAGCCCCTTGTAAAAATATATGTACTAAAAAATGAGAAAGAAAAAATATTTAATTGTAAGTGGTTGTAGTTTTACTACTGATATAAATTTTAGATCTGATGATAGACCTGATATGGATGTGTCATGGCCTAAGTGGCCTGAGCTATTAGCAGATAAATTAGATATGGGATGTATTAATTTAGCAAGAAGTGGTCAGGGTAATGAGTATATTTACTCAACATTACAAGATGAAATTTATCAATATCGTAAGAAAGATGAAATAGGATTGGTCATAGCTGCTTGGTCACAGGCACAAAGACATGATTATGAATGCGTATCCCCTTGGTTGAAGAAAATTAACCAAGCTAACCTTAAGTGGCCTGATAATATTAGATCTCGCGAGGCTGAAAAAACTTGTACTTGGAGAGGAGAACCATCTGGACAAAAGGGTGATATAGTATATTGGGTACGTAAAAGTTTAAGATATTTTGCAGCTTTTGAAATGATGTGTGAAAGATATAACATACCATATTTACAAACTCAGATGATACAGTTTTTTTCTGATTATATAAATGGAAGAATCATGGGTCAACCTGAATATGAAGACTATATGAAAAATGGTTGGCCAGATGAAGCTCCACAACATATTCCTAGATTTTCAAAAGAATACAGAGAAATATTAAGAATGATAACGAAATATGATAAAATTCTAAACACTGAAAAATTTCTAGGGTGGCCTAATGTTTGGGCCTTTGGTGGAATGCCATTAAATGATATGGTGTTTGGACCAACCCACTCTTCATGGACAACACATGAGCCTTGGACTATATCTCATAGAGATAATCATCCTAATGCTGCTGGTCATGAAAAAATAGCACAATATATATATGACACCTTGTAAAGCACCATTTGCTAATATGTATTTTACCATACAAGGGGAAGTTTCTCCTTGTTGGAAACTTCCAGGATATTGTGATAACTGGTCACCTGATAGATCTATAGCTAAAATTTGGTTTGGACATAAATTTGAAAAATATAGGAATGCATTAGAAAAAAATATATTCTTAAATAGATGTAAAGAATGTGAAAAGAATATTAATGATGGTGTATGGGCTTTAGCTAAAGCTTACGAAGATTTACCTATTAAACAATATCCAAGTATGATGGAGCTTGAATTAAGTAATCAATGCAACCTTGAATGCTTAATGTGTAGTGGTAAATTAAGTAGTGGTATACGTAAGAATCGTGATAAGCTACCACCTTTGCCTATGATTTATGATGATTCATTTAGAGAACAATTACATGAGTTTATTCCACATCTTAATGAATTAAGATTTAATGGTGGTGAACCATTTGCTCAAAAGATTGTATTAGATATATGTGATGACGTAGCTAAAATTAAACCTGAATTAAAAATTAATATAGCAACTAATGGTACAATAATGAATAAAAGAGTTAAACATATTATGGAAAATAATAATTTACATATTAATATTTCTATTGATAGTTTAATAGCATCGCGATATGAAGAGATTCGTATCAATGGTAATTTCGAAAAGCTTATGGAGAACACCACTAAATTTTATCAATATTGTAAAGATAATAATAGCGAATTATCTATTATGGTTAATCCTATGAGAAATAATTGGGAAGAGATGGTTACTTTTGTAAATTTTACAGAAGGATTAGATATTAATTTATGGTTTAATACTATACTTTATCCTAAACAATATGCTCTTTGGAATTTACCATCTGATGAATTAAATAAAATTTATTATAGAATGAAAGTTCAATTAGATGAACTTGATGAATCATCAAGGAATTATGAAATATTCGAACATTTAGTAGAAAAACAAGTAAAGACTTGGTTATTAGATAGCTATATTATTTAACACGAGCTGTTTACATTCACCTTAAACTATGATATAATAGCTATATTATTCGCACAAATAGGAACTTTTATGCCTGAAAAAATTAAACCTAGAGATAAACCACATTACGTAAATAATCGTGAATTTAGTTATGCAGTAGTCGATTATGTAACTGAAGCTAATACAGCTAAAACTAATGGTGATTCGAATCCAGTAATACCTGATTATATTGCAATATGCTTTATGAAAATATGCGAAGGCCTTTCCCATAAACCAAACTTTGTACGATATACTTATCGTGATGAAATGGTAATGGATGGTGTTGAGAATTGTTTAAAAGCTATATACAATTATAATATCGACACGGCTACCCGTACGGGCAAGCCTAATGCGTTCTCATATTTTACTCAAATTGCTTACTTTGCTTTTATACGTAGAATTGTAAAAGAAAAAAAACAAACAGATATTAAATTTAAATTTATGGAGCAAGCAAATATTGAAGATTTTGTAGCTTCTATTGATGTAAATAGTCCTATTGACCAATCATTCCTTGATACACTTCGTGAGAAGATTGGTAAGATTAGAGAGACTGATAAAGCAATTAAAGACTTTAAAAAGGAAGAGAAAGAAAAGAAGAAAAAAGGATTGGAATTATTCATGGAGGTTACCGTTTGATATTAAAAAATTTATTATTAATTGGTTATGGTATTGTTGGTAAAGCAGTATATAATGGTTTAGGAGAAAAGAATTATATAGATGTACATGATCCTGATGCAGGTTGGGATAATGAAAAACCATATGATGAATTTGATGGTATTATATTATGTCTACCTACACCCCAGGGACCAACAGGTGAATGTGATGATATGTTGGTTGAACAATATATAACAAGTATTCGTATAGAAGAACCTGAAATGCCTATCCTTATTAAGTCAACTATATCAATTGAATTGGTTGAGTTACTTGAAGATGATAAGTTTTTAACATATAATCCAGAATTTTTGACTGAAGCTGATTCAATAGATGAATTTCAAGAACAAAGGTTTGCTATCTTTGGTGGACATCAATCTAAATTTTGGTATGAAATATTTATTCAATCAATTTATATAGATGAAGTACGATTCACCACAATGAAAAATGCAGCTTTTGCAAAATATGCTATTAATAGTTTCCTTGCAACAAAGGTTATATTCTTTAATGAATTAAAAGCTGTATATAATAAATCTGCAACTAGAATAAAAGATTCAGAATTTGATTCACTTACAGAATTAATAAGTCTTGATGAACGTATTGGTGATAGTCATATGATGGTCCCAGGTACTGATATGCAATATGGATTTGGCGGTAAGTGTCTTCCAAAAGATACATTAGCTTTTGCTACTTCTGCTTCAAGAGCTGGTTCACCATTAAAATTATTAGAAGAAGCTATTTTAATTAATAAGGAAATAAGATGAAAGTAGGATTTACATGTTCACCATTTGATTTATTACACGCCGGACATATAGAAATGTTACGTGAGTGTAAGAAGCATTGTGATTATTTAATATGTGGTATTAATACTGCACCGGTTAAAAAGGGTAAGTTACCAGTTCAAAGTCTTATGGAAAGACATATACAATTATCAGGTGTAAAGTACGTTGATGAGATTATACCATATGAAAATGAAGAAGATTTAATTAATTTACTTAAACTTAAAATGCCTGATATAAGATTTGTTGGTGCAGATTATCATGATAAAAGATTTACAGGTGATGATTTAGAAATACAAACATTTTATAATAATCGTCATCATCCATTTTCTTCAAGGGAACTTAAAAATAGAGTTATCCATTGGTCCTTTGAAGGTAAAAAATGAAGATAGCTTTATTAAATGATACCCATTGTGGTGTCAGGAATTCTTCTGAAGTATTCATAAATTTTCAAAAAAGATTTTATGAGGAAATATTTTTTCCTTACTGTAAAAATAATAATATAAAACAGATTATTCATTTAGGTGATTATTATGACCATCGTAAGTTTGTAAACTTTAAAGCTTTAAGAGAAAATAGAAGACATTTCCTTGAGCCTCTA